TCAGTTTAGATCATTATTGCGATCCCTTTTGCGTACTGGTTTTATCTCATTTTTATCCTGAAATTTAACTGAAAAATCAGCAAAATTTTTCAAAAATTCCGCGGGGGAGGAAGTGGATTTTTCGTGACGTGAAGTTTTACGTAAAAATTTTACGTGGAAAATAAAAAATGCCTTTGGGATTAGCAAAGGCATTGATGATGTATTTTAGGATAAAGGAAAGATTATTCTATGATTGGCGTTAGTTTTGCTTTTTCTTGGTCGGCTCTATTCTTATAGTTAGTAAAGGTTCCAGCTTGATCAGGGGGTGGGCTTCCTCTATGGGTATGTGAACTTACCGTATTAGATAAATCTGCTACAATTTGGATCAGCTCCTCTAATATTCTAAAAATATTTTGGTCTTGTGAACCCATATAGCTTTGAGGGGCAACCATTCTATTTTTAGTGCCGGATAAGCGTTCAGCTACGCCCTCGATACGTTCATTAAGATCTCCGCCAACGCCTGATATTTTGTTGCTTGCGGTGGTTTGTTGAATATTGCCAAGCACATTAACGATTTGATTGCCGCCAATATTTTCAGTTATATCAGAATCAATATTGTGCGTAGCTGTGCCAATGGTTTTATTTTCCTGATCCGTTTCAATGGTTCGAGTAAAAGACTTATCTTTTATATCCTGGTCTGTTTCACGAATTTTATTCCCAGCGGAATCGGTACGCTCGTACACGCCAGGGCGTTGTTGTTTTAGCTGTTCGCCTATGCCTACGGCTGGCACTGTTTTTCCTTGAGCCAACATAGTGCGAACGAAAGGCTTATCAGAACGCCCATAAGCAAAACCAACCTCAACTATCGTTCCCACTTCAGGAAAGGCAAAATCGCCCCCTTGTGAACCTGTGCTTGTTACAGGTAGCGGAACGGCTGGATAAACTGGCACAGTGCTATCCTCGTTGCCGTTTTCATCTAAAATTTGTAATTCAACGGCGTATTTGGGGCGAAATGGATCGGAAATATCGCCACCGCCAGAGGGATCAGCAACGCCAATAATTTTTGCATATTTGGGTAAATGATAGCCACCTGCTAATTCAGGGAAACATTTTTCCATTTGCCGTTGTTCAGGGCTTTTTTCTAAAGGCTTTCCTACTTGATCTAAGTTTTCCCAGAATAAAACATTAATATCACCGCTTAATTCTACTTTGGTAATTTTATTGCCATTAATCATTATTCCTGGGCGAATCTCGGGCATAATAGGGATTGTTAGTTCATTACTGCCATTTGATAAGGTCACTTCGCTATCTAATACGATATTCTTACCAAACCAACTTGAATCATTATGCGAACCAATAAACAATGAGCCATCAGGCGATTGTTGCCACATATAATGAGGAATTGAAAATTGTCTGCCAATATTATGCAATAATTGATAGCCACTGCCATTGTGGGTAAATAATGGGATAGGTTCGTCCGCATAATCAGCAACGGGGATTTTGACTTCAATCCCCGTTTGCTGGCTAATCCATTTGGCTAATTCTCTTAAAGTAATATGACGATGTGAGCAATTTAACGGCTTTTCAAAAATGGCGACTTTCTCACGAATAAACAATTTTTTATAGCCATTATCAGTATGTTGTTCACGTTCAACAATACCATTAAACCATTTATAATAATTATCGTAAGTACCAATTTCTAGCTCCACGCTTTTCCCTACGCAATCTTTATCGGTTAAAACAGTAATAAACCCTCGCCCCGTATTATTCAATTCTAAAACTAAATATTCTTCGGCAAGTTCTAAGGTTTCGCCATTTATTAGGCAATTTTTAATTATCTTCATTTAATTTCTCACTTTTCCAACAGCGTCATCAAGAGTTTTCCAAAAAGAATTATCCTCTTGTTCTGGTTGGCTCTCTTGTGTTTGCTCTGTCTGCGGTTTCGCTACAGGGGCTTGCTCCGATTGCACTTTGGCTTGTGGTTTTGCTTTTCTCGCCTCTTTCTTCTCCGCAATAGAATTAACTTCTCGCAAGGTAAAAGAAATTTGCCAAGCCATATTATTTTGCTGTTCCGTTGCGGTAATGCTATCGCTAAAGGTAACTTCACGCATATTCACTGATTCAGCAATAATTGCTGATACACGATATTTTACTTGCTCGCCTTTTTCATCTTCCGCCTCTGCCAATTTAAATAAATCCGTCAACCATTCTTTACATTTATAAGGAATAATCCCATTAACGGTTAATTCTTTTGCTTTAATACCTTTATCACTTTTCTTTGTACTTGATTTTTGTCCGCTCATATCTTTTTCTTCTCGTTTAACGGACAAACTCATAATGATATTATTTAAATAAATCGGTGTGCCATTGAGTGCAAGCTGTACACTAGGTTTTTTAATTGTCATATAACATTCCCCGAATTGCAGATAAATCTTGACCAATAAATAAAACGCAAGCGGTAAACACATTACTTGCTGACGGTATATTCACTCGCATTTTTGCTTGAGCGTTCTCTAAAAAATCTTGGGTTGAGAAAGCAAAAATTGAACCTTGTGCAGAGGTTATTTGTTTTACTTTTTGTTGATTCTGCTGTTCTCGTTGTTGTTTAAGTTTTAATAAATTTTGAATGGCAATCATAGGATCACCTGTTTTTGCCGCATTGGCGATTGAATTAGCATTACGCAAAATACTTTGCAACGTACGATTAGAACCTGGTGTAATATCCGCTGACTGACTAAATGCAGGGCTTGCTATTGTTGGTGTCTTAATCATTTTGCTATCCGCCAAATTTCGGCTTGATTTTGCGTAATCTAATGCCTGTTGAAAGCAAGGCTCGGGCAACAAAACTTGTACGCTTTCTAATTGCAAGATAAATTCATCAATATTTGAACTGGTTACCATAATGGCAATAATATCTTGTCGGTCTTTTGGGCGATTAGGATCGCTATAGTCCAGCATTTTATCGGCAAAAACTTTAACGGCATTTTCAGGGGACAAATAACGATTTGATTTTTCTTCTATGCCATGTGTCCAGTTATGCACGCCAATTTTTGTTCCTTTTACGGTCAAATTAATATTTTTGCCATTCATTAATGCGGTTTCTACTTGTTCTGACACTTTAAGCTGTTTTTGTTGCCACATCATCAATCCTTACTTAATTACTTCAAAATCCGCAGGATATTGCCGTCTTAACACCTCGCTTTCATAAGCGGTTTTACAGTGGTTTGGGTCAAAAAATAGCTTATTCACAAAGCTGTACCAAAACCGCCAACGCTTTTTAGGATTTTTAGCTAATATCGCTCCACGATAGCAACGGCTAGAAAAGGTTTCATCTGCACCGCCGCCTGTTAGAGCATTAATAAGTTGATCAATGGCTATTAATACGTGATAGCCCCATTTTTTAGCTTTCTTAATGGTTTTCTTCATAACATTTACTCCAACCTGTTGAATAATCATAAGTTAATGGATCATCAGCCAATAACATTTGTTGTTTATGGTATTCTGCGTTTAAATGATCGGCATTTTCTGCTTGTACCATAGCGATAAAGATTTCATCTAATAAAGTGCGGTTCATTTTGACCACAGTATTATCGTAAGTTTTCCAATCAATTTCGCCGAGCTTATCAATCACACGATCTAAACCGAGATACTTGGTTTTTTCTTCCTCGCCTGTTTGAAACCACTTGCCAATACTTTCTACATACACCCCACCTAAGCCATTTTGGTAGCGTTTTTCTTTGATACGCTCCCACATTTCGGCTTGTTGTTGTGCTTTAATCTCGGCTTGTTTGGTTTCGTCAATAACCCACTTCTTACCGTCCCAATAACAAGGGTAATCTAACGGAACAAGTGCGGTTAAATTTTCAGGAATTTTCCCTAATTGGGTAATCTCTACCTTTTCCCCTGTTTCCGTTGAATAAAATGTTTTGCCTCGATAATCTTCAATCTCAAGCCAAGTATTTGTGCCTTTATCGTATTGATAAATTACGCCCTCTTTAAGCTCTGGCGGTGCAATATCTACCGCATTAAACGGCAAGAGATAGATCCCTTCTTCAAGTGGCGATTTATCTGCCACCGTTGCCCCAATAAAATAGCCGTTATTATCTAACTGGCTGACTATTTTTTCTGTCATATCCTCTCCTAATATTTAATGCAGTACAGTAAAGCCACGTTTCTAGGACGGGTTTCATTTCCGCCAAAATTTTCTGTGCTATATTCTTTTCCTGAACCAGTATGTAAAGCCCCTTCCCAAGGTCCAACATTTCCTGCGGCAACACCATTTATCTTTAATTGATGTTTATGTTCTTTTATTTCATCATTTTGCCAAGAACCAAAACCTCGACTACTATCAACACCTCGGCCGTCATCAAAGCCTCTAACAAACTCACCACGCAAATCAGGTAAGTTAAACGTGGTTGAACCATTTCCTGCTCCAAAAGTCGTACCAATTGCTTGAAATAAATCCGCATAAGTTGTTCTTGATACTGCTGCACCATTACATCTTAACCAGCCTGCAGGTGGTGTAGTCATCGCAAATGCACATATAGCCCCTGTAAATTGTTGAGTAACCCAACTTTGATAAGCAATTACTTCCCGATTGGTATAAACTGTAGGAAAAGCAATATATTTCTGCACTCCCACTTTGGGTTTATAAACCATATTTAATCGGGTTTCTTCATTGGACTTTGGGTGAAATTCTATCCGCCACTGTCCGCCATTGTGGGTAGTGCCGTTATCATATAAATTAAAAAACAATCCATTCCAATTTGGCGTGGTACAATTAAATGTAAAATCATTAACAACGATTTTGCCGTTAATCACCAAATCCCCAGTAATGGTATCTCCTGCACGGTCAACCTTATTATCATTTAAAAATTTCCCCTGACGAGCAGATAAGCCTGCGGTTTTGCTATCACTATTTAAATTATCAATTACATCGCCGATAATCAGCCAATTTTCAAACCCACTGGCTTGATTGGTTCGGCGAATATAGATAATTTGATTATCAAACGGCACATAAAGTTGAATACCTTGATAAGCAGATGGCAAAACAAATAGCGTTCCTGCTTTTTGCTCTGGATAGTTTAATGCTGTAAGAGCATTGCTATTACTACTTTGCGAATAAACACCGTATTTTCTTGCCCCTTTTAAATCATTTAAATTGGTCGTATTGTCCAAGGAAGAGGTAGCTGAAAAATTTTGAAAGGGTGTGCCTAATCCGTCAATAAGGCGTTTTAACTCTCGCCCTTGCTTAGCAGTAAGAGCCATATTGTTGGCATTACTTAGTAAATTATCGACTAGTTGCACAATTCCAGTAATTGAGGTACTGGCTTTAGCTATCTCATGCGTATGCCCTGTATTATCCGCCGTATTTTTTGTATTTTCATCAATCTTTTTCGGGGTAATTTGTTTAACAAACGACAATAATCGGCGATCAGTAACATTTGCATTACGATCAATATCCGCAATAATCTGTACATAATGTTGATAACCTGCCGAATCGATATAATCATTTTTATTTTGTTGTAAGAACTTAATTTCTGTTTCGTAGCGACCTGTTACCGTACAATGATGCACCACATCAATATAAATAGAACAAGGAAGAGTTGCGGCAGTAATGGTTTGCTTGCTTGTTAGATCAGCCCGTACGCCCTCAATATATGCTGTGCCTTTTTCAATATAAAATTGATTGCCGCTTTTTCTCGTGACTAAAAAACTTTCATCAAAAAAGACCGCTCTTCCATAAAGATCACGATTAGTTAAACGAATTTTTTCATCAATTCCCTGTAATCTGGCAGTAAAATCAATTTGCCATGTATTGGCATTAACATTGATATTGGTTAATTGCTTTGCTCCTGCAAATTCCAATAGTACAGAACGGGTAATACTATTGCCCTGAATATTGTCCTTATTCTTGATTTTCTTAATTGTGTTCGTGCTAATAGCTACGGCAAGCATATTATTTGATTTGTTAATTAAGCCTATAAAATTAAAATCAAAATCGCCAATTTCAGTACCAATAGTTATAGAATAGACAACGGAATTTTCATTCACTACGCCTTTTTGTGATATTGCTTGTCTATGCACAATTTGGCTATTGTTCGGTATCGTTAAATAATTTGCTAAGTTTTGCTCGGTTAATCCTGGAATATTAGCGAAAATAAATTCATCTAAAATAACCGTACCGCTATTTGTGGTTTGGTTTGCAATATATTTTTCAAATTCTTTTGTGATTAAACTTGCCATATAACACCTTTTTTCTAGTTATTAATGGTTAAATGAAAGCATTGATAATCGTGATTAAACTCGCCTTGGTAAATAATCACTTGTTCATTGGTTAAAATTTCAAATGTATATCTTCGGCAAGTTCTGCCATATTTTCTAATGATTAAATTCAATAGCTCGTGATTTTTAGATAATTGCGAATCACTTAGCCTAATTTTGATAACGTCCCAATTTTCGTTATCAAAACGTTCTTCAATTTCTACATAGCCAATGCCTAAGCGTTCAAAAATACGAATAAAACCAATTTTGCTACCTGATTCTTTGGCATTGATATAGGCATATTTAACCCGTTTTCTAAATAAAGAAAGTGGTTCATTATTAAAACGTTCTATATCTCGTTGGTAGGCAATAAGGTTTAATATTCTTTCACTACAATTTTCTTCATCTAAGATATTAAATTGAGTCTGCAATAAATTCAGAATATATCCCCACCAATTTTCAAACAGGCGTGCAATTTTTACTAACTCGCCTTTATTTAGCCAAAAAGGTAATGTAATTTTTATCATTGCATAGCCTCAAGTGTTAAGGTTTCAATACGTGGAATACTTAACTCGCTTTTTATATCAGTTTGCCCCCAAGTAATAGACTGAATTTCAGTAAAGGTTTGATGTATTTCTTCGCCAAGTTTTGACCAAGAAAATAAGGTAAATGGATAAGTTTTCGTTACCTGATAATTATTATTTTCACGAAAGGCACAACGGATCATATTTTCCACCGCTGTTAGAATTTCGGCTTTTCTATTGGCGGTAATACTGTTATTTAAATAAAGTTTGCAACTGATTCTGTGCTTGGTTTCAGGCATAGCAAAACACATTAAATCATCACCATGCCCATGGTAGCCCTCGGTTTGGACATGATGATTTACTTTATCAACAAAGGGCTGACTAATAACCCCCGTATCTAATAATAAATAAGCATTAGCCGTACCTGGCCCACGTGGGGCTTCATGTTGAAAATAAATGCGATCAACGGATAACCCTGCAACTTTGGCAATAATGCCTTTGTAAACGGAATCAATATGATGTTGTCCCACACTAGAAAACTGCGTGCGATAACGTTGTCTTAATTCTTCGTCCGTTTCTTGATCTGCACCTGGTTCAATAAGCCAATCTTCTTTATTTTCAACACTTTTTACGCCGTTAATATGTTCAGTAAGAATACGATAATATCCGCTTGCCAAGTTATAATTTGCCCCAGCATTTTCAGCGATAACTGGCACAGGGGCAGTTAATGTACCTTTAGGGATTAAGGTATCTTCGCTCACAATTAAACGATAAATAACATCATTAATGCGTTCTGTTTGTACAAGTGTGCCTTGTTTAATGGTTAAATCTGTTAAATCGCTTTCTTTGGTAAAATGAATAACCCCTACGGATTTTGTGGCGGCTTTAAAATCAAGCCCAATCGCCCAAGCTTGAAGTTGTAACCATTTTCCCTTTGCGGTTTTAACAAATAAATTGGGCAAAATATCCTCAATTAAATAATCGGTTAGCCATTTCACTGGTTTTACTGCAATGGCAGTAATTAACCGCCAAAATGGCGACATTTTAGAGGTATTTGTAATAATGCCTGCTTGTTGGGTTAAATTTTCAAACTCTTGCTTTATTTGGCTTTCTTCGGTCGGTAAGCCTTGTTCTTGTAATAATTGTTTAAACTCACTCATAGCTAATTCCTTGCGTGATTGTGCCAAAGTCATAAGTTTCTGAGGTTAAAAAAAGCCGATTATGACTTTCTTCGGTAATACTAATTGACCCAGGGATTAAACGTTGATCTTCTTCTACCAATAGGATAATTCTTAAAATAATATCTCGTCTTAAAATACGACTACGCTCGCCAATTAATAGGGTAACTAAACCGCTTTCTAAAATGGCGTGTTTAATATCTTGAGCAATAGAAATACGGTTATTACAAATAATCGGCATATTGCCCGAATCTAACGTAATATCCTCATCTGTAATCAATAAATCTAAATAAAGCTCTTGCATAATTACCCTTGTAATTGCTGATGATTTCTAATGGTTTGCATGATATTTTCTTTATCATCATGACTTACATTTAAATTCTGAATATTGACTGAATTATTAATATTACTGGTTGAATTATTAACTTTATTTCTTAATGCCCCTTGTTGAACATCAGTATTAGGCTTCATCTCATTTGGCATTGCTATCGGTGCTAACTGTGCCGATTGCATTGCAATACCTGCGATATTTGTTGCCATTAAGGCACTTTGACTAGCAACTGCCGTATCTGCTCCAGCTTCAGCAGGACTAATCGCATTTTCATCAACAATAGGGATTAAAGGAATTTCCACGCCAGGCACTTTATTAATTTGTTCAATCGCCCAGTTAATCATATTGATAAAGGCATTTTTAACGCCTGTGATCATTGTTGAGAATACCGCTAAAATCCCCTCACAAATTGCCATTAATGCCCCTAAAATATCGCCCTCTTCAAAGCCTTTAATCACTTTTTGCCACATTGTGATGACAATATTGACAACATTAACGAAAGTATCAGCAAATATACCAATACCATTAGCCATAGCCTCTATAAGAGAAATAATAATATTTAGTGCCTCGCCGAAAACACGTCCTGATAATTCCCCATAATTAGCCCAAGTAGAGATCTCATCATTTGCTCCAAATAACAAATTAATCACTCTACCAATGGCACTAGCAATTTTTTGAATAGATTGCCAAACGTTATTAAAGGCAGAGAATAAAGGGTCAAAGGATACGCCTGCTTGTTTAAACCCTTTGATAAAACCTGCAATAAAATCTGCAATATAATTTCTTAATAAATAAATGACACCAACCACTAACATAATTTTGGCGGCTAAAATAACCACTGGAATAACGATTGCCACAAAAGCGACTGCAACAATTTTCAATACGGCAATAAAACCGCTGAAAATGGTAATAACCCCAACAACAGCCCCCATACTCATAAAAATGCCAACGATTACCCCTAATAACCAAGCCAAATTTTTATAGGTAGATAACCAGTTTTGAAATGCTTGCCCCATATTGGCGATTTTGGTCATAATAGGATCAAGGGTGCGTAAAATTTCCGTACCAATGGCAACTTTAATATTTTGGATAATTTCCGCTAATCTTGCCCAAGGATCGGTAGTCATCTTAGAAAGGCGAATGGCATCATCAAGGTTGTCAATATCGCCAATTTCTTTGATGTTATCTTTTAGTTGATCAATCTTAGGTAATAAGTAATTGATAACTGCTACTGCATCATCAGAACCAAAGGCTTTACTTAATTGCAATGCCTCTACTTCGTCTATGGTGTCGCCATAACTATTTTTAATTTGGGTTAAAATTTCAGTGATAGGACGCATTCTATTTTGGCTGTCCAGAAAATCTAAGCCTAGTTTCTGTTGGGCTTTTCCTACCCCTTTTAAAAATGCGGCGTATTTCGTACCCGACATACCGCCAGGCATAACTGATTGTAAATTACCCAATACTGCAAATTGTTCAGCTAATGCAATCCCTTTTGATTGCCCTGTGGACATTAAATTTGTAAAGGCTTGGCTAAGGCTTTCCCCTGATGATTTAAACATATTGGCGGTTAATGTGGCTTGCCCAGCCATCATTTTGACCCATTTAGCCTTGCCCATTTGATCAGCCTCTTGTTGGAAAATACCGTACATAGTAGATAAGTACGATCCCATTTCTTGTACGCTAGACCCTGTGGCTTTGGCTAAAATATTTGAACCCTCGGCAAAGCTAATTAATTCATCTTCGGTTAAACCGTCAATGGCTCGGGCAATTTCATTAACTGAATTAACGACTTCTTTTGATGATATGCCAAAGGTTGAAGAAAAATCTAAGGCAAATTTACTGACTTTCTGCAAACCGCTAGCCGATACGCCAGCCGCCTCAACTTCCGCTAATGCTCGATTAAATTCAATGGCAGGATCAAGGGCATTTTTGAGCGCTAGACCCGCACCAACAACAGCCGCCATACCCATACCAATTTGCGATATAGCTTCTTTGCCCTTTGAGCCTAGTTCTTCAATTTGCTTGCTAATCCCCCTTAATGGGGCGGATATTTGATCCGTCAAGCTGATAATATATTCAAGTCCTTGTACTGCCATTTTTTATCCTAAAACACTTTGGCGATTCCACTGGCTACGGCGGTGGCTAAATTTTCAAAATATTGTTTATTTAGCCAAATAGCTCTTGCCAAATTAATATCGCTATCATCTTCGTGCGGTAAATAATGTTTACGCAAAGCAATGGCTTGTGATAAACCGTTGCTTTCAATATTTTCCACACGAATAGCTATTTTTTTAGCGATAACTCAATTTGTGGAATTAAGGCTTTATTAACCATACCTGCAAGATTAATCGCCAGTCCTGGCACATTGATAATTTGTAATAAGTCCTCACGTTGTTCACGTTTAACAATCGCTAATAAATAATCTTTCATTGGGGTAACTTTATTATCAGTATTAATTTCATTAATCATGGCATCATAAGCGGAATTATCACGCACAAAGGTAAAATCAACGCCTGCCACCGAAACGGTAACTTCGTTTGAGGTTAAGGCATTTAATTTTTCTAATAATGAAGTTGCTTGATTTGTGGTTGTCATAATGTTTCCTTTTTATGGTTTATTATTAATTAAATTCATATTGTTATGATTTTCTATGCAATCATTTAATACTTGGTAAGCAATAACACAATGGGATAATGTGGTTAAGCTATTGTGCAAGGCTTGTACTAAATCCTTATTTTGCTTAATCCTAAAGTTACTTAGTGTTTTGCAATCGCTCGTTATGGGGCAAATTATCGGCGTTTTTATGGGTGTTACTTGCCTTGTTGAACAAGCGAATAACATCATTAGGCACAGGCTGATTAGCCCAATCTTGATGATGTTGTAAGGCTTGATTAAGCGCATTTTGTCGTTGCTCCGTTTGTTGGGTTAATTGATTAATCTGCAGTGTCATTGCTTTAGTTTGCTGATAAAAATCAGCGATTTGTTGATGACTATCAACAAGTTGTAATTGCAATGTTTGTTTCTCAATTTGGCTAACTTGGTATTTGTGATAAGTGGTTTTATATTGCCAATAGAAATAACTTAGCCCTAATAAACTCACTGCACAGAAAAACAATAAGGCTCTTTTTACCAAATCCATTAATTACCCTCTTGTAAACACAGTGCCTTTTCTTGCTGACGGCGTTTTACCAAGCCATTTAACTTTTTACCGTTTGAATATACCCAACGTTCAAACTGGTTACACATCTCTGGCGTATAGCCCTGATTTGCCATTTTAAATAAGGTAGATTGTCGCATTTTGCCACAGCCCACATTAAAGCTGATTGATACCAAAGCATCAAACGCCCCCTGTGGCATTGCTTTACCATTAGCATAACGATTAACGCATTGCTCGGCTTGGCGTACATCATTGGCAAAGCGTTCGGCAATTTCAGCTTCACTATATTGCCGTTGCTGAATAGGTTGCCCTGTTTGGGCGGTAGAGCCAATGCCGACCGTTAAAATACCTGCTGGGCAATAATAGGGCTGTTGGCGGCAACTTTCCGCATTGCCGATCACCAATAAACCTTGTTCGCTAGTGCGTAATTGTGAACTGGGATAATTGGCAACCACTAAAGCCACAATGCTACTGACCGCACAGGTGGCAATGATTTTTTTAGTGAGTTTCATCTTCTAGCCCTTGTTTTAAACGAGCCATTTTAATAGCGTGTAATTCTTCGGCTCGCTGTTGTTCACGTTGCTTGATTTTGCGTTCTTCATTACGGTTGTATAAATTAACCACTGAGGTAACCACCCCTAAGGCCAAACTAAGAATCATCAAATTTTGATGGTCAGAAAACCAAGCTAAAATACTGGTAATAATTGACCATAAATAACTTTGGGTACTTGAGTCTTTAAACATTTTTTATCCTTAAGATAGGGGATAAGTCGCTCTTCCATTTATTATTATTGTTATGCGTAGTGTTCGACTTCCCCTAATTCTGTTTACTAACCGATTAAATCCCTTGTATCGTCATTGGATAAATAAGGAATACCATTGATCCGCACAAAATCAGGACTAGTTACAAAAAACTTAATTTTTTTGGTTGATTTAGCGCCGCCTTTTGGATCAATATTTAAAATATCGGATAGCACTAATTTATTACCAAAACTTTCTACTTTATCCCGTACTCCGCCACGTTGAGCAAAAAAGACAAAATCCACTTCAGGAATATCCCGATAACTGCCAGCGGTAGCGGCGGCAAGGGTTAATTTTTGAAAGTTTTTGGCATCTAATTCAATTTCGCCCTCGGCAGTAACATCACCCGATACCCAACCATCAGGAATACCCCTTGTTTGTGCGACTGTTGAATTATCAGTAATACTTAAACTTACAGATTCGGCGTGAACTGGGGCACCAAATACATAAAAATCAAAACTCATTCCGCTAATACGTTCAGCCATTTTCTAATCTCCCAAGGTTTCTAAATCTAATAAAATATTGACACTAATATCTTTCGGGCAATCATACGGACGAACCGTAATATAAATTTTTACAGTGGTTTTATTAACCCAAGTAATCACTACAGATTCATCACTTGGCGGATAACATTCCCCTGGAAAATCCTTGCCATTGACTGTCGTTGATTTGCTCATTTCTCGCATAACAGCAGCAAAATAATTTTTATGATATTCAATGCTTGATAAGGTTGAGTTAAACGAGCGATCCGCAATTTTTGCAATGGCTTTTAATCGCACTCGGCGAGCTACTTTATCCACGACTCGGACATATTCCACACATTGAAAATCTCCGCCCTCAACGTCAAGCATACGTCCGTCCGCCCAATAGTAGCCGTCATAATCGGGATACCACATAGGCACAGAATAACGGGCTTGCTCTAAGGATTTTAAGTGGGATAAATTCAACTCTACGCCGTCTTTATCTTTCGGTTTTTCGGCTGAACCTAAATCTAATAATGCTCCAGTCAGTACACGGGCAGGGCTATCCGCAATAGATACCGCACGATTAGCTAAACGCCCAGCAATCACGCCCACTTCATTACCAAATAACAAAGGTACTAACATCACATGATCCGCAACCACCGTATTTTGTAGTGTGGTTAAACGTTGAATATATTTATCCCAGCTTTCGCCGTTAGTTTGATCATTATTGATTTTTTCAATGGCTTGAATCACAAAGGTACGCCGCCCAAATTTGGTTAATAGATCGGTATATAAACTTTGTAATTTATTGATTTTGGCTTTATCCACGCCTGTGGTATAAGTATTCACAACATATTCAAAAGAGCCCACATTATTGGCTTCTAATACCGCTTTGGGAAAGTCATAGTTATCTTGAGAAAGAATATAAACATAGGCTAACCAGTTTTGCCCTGCATTACGCATTGCAGAACGCACATAGGTTTTTAATTCCGTTTCGGTACTACCGAAAACTTGATCAAAATCGCTATCAGGCGATACTGATAAAATTTTGCCAACATTATGCGTACCAACCCCAACAAATAGGGCTGTACGTTCAATTTCTTTTACTTCGCCACTTAATTGGTTCAGTGAGTTAATTTGTACGGTTGGGAACATTTTTATTTCCTCTTGTTATTATTTTTATTAAGAAATTCATTAATAATTTTTAAGATAATTTCCGCATTTTCTTTTTCTCTTGTATCTAAAAATGCGCGTTTTTCAGTGGGAATAATCCACTCGGTTAAATTCCTACCTTGTTTTTTCCCGTTTCTTTCCTCTAATTTTCTAATAATTAAACTGGCTTTCGCTCGTGATAATGATGTTCTTATTTCTTTTAAACTGGGTTTGCGTTTTTTCTTTATCCCTTTTTTATTTACCCCAGCAGAAACGCTATAACCTAAATCTTTTAGTTTTTTTGCTTGCCGTAGTGTGCAAGGTTCTTTCATTGAACCGCCTTTATTTTTGCCAGTAAAATCAGATTTTTTAAAAATATGATCTATACCCTCTTGATGCTCTGTGGCAATTTGTCCCGTTCTTTTGTTTTTATAAAATAATTTACCTTGTTTATTTTCTGCCTGACTGTTTGCTAATTTAGCAATACGCCTTAGCATTTTTGCTGTACCAGTTTTTCTTTTCTTCCAAGATTTACCACTTGGATCTTGCTGTTTCGTGGTGTTTCTAACAGAAACACGCTTTATCATTTGCAATGATCTGATTAATATCTCTTTTTTCTTTTTAGGGGGTAAAGATAAGAGTTCTAAATCTCTTAAAAATGCTTTTAAATCTTTGGGATTTAACTCCATAGCGATATTTTTATTCATAATTAATCAGTCATACTAAAATCATTAGCAATATAAATTTCTATTTCTGATAAGCGATAAGGTTTATTATTGATTGATAAATTCCCTTGTACATCTTCAAGTGCGGTCAGTTTTTCTAAAAATTCAATGGTAAAGGTTAAATCTGCGATTTTTTCATCAACAATATCAAGTTCAAATTTAATCTCATATTCATCTAAAATATCTCGCATTTCGTCATTATCATTGAGCCATAACTGAATAATCGCCATTAAATAGCTTGCGGATATTTCACGATAAGGAAATTCATCAAAAAATAATACGGCATCATATTTAATATGAGCGATTTCTACGCCTTGTTCAGTAACATTCTTGCCCTGGTTTAATAAACTTCCATTTTCAATCCAGCTATAAAAATGATTTCTATAACGGATTGGCAACTTAGTTAAAATATGTTGCGTGAGTTGCTGATATTTCATTGCATTTTCTAAATTAGCCATACAGCACTCCGTTTCTTTCCCTTTAATGTTCTAATGGCAAAAGTTGCCTCGGCTAATAAACTTTTCTGTTCATCAGCATATTTTCTATTTTCGTGAATTTCTCGGGCAGATAGCGTATTAAACTCGCTAAGTAAATCGGCTTTAGCTCGTGCAAATACCGCTTTTTTGTATAAAGTTTCCGCATAATTTTCATTATTAATCATTACGCTAGATACTTCGCTTACCTTCGTTAAGCCTTTGTTTTGGTATAAGCTCGCCACGTCCGCTAAATCAATTTCAACACCTTGCATTGCGGAAACTAATACCGATTTAACCATTTCATCAGGAATATTAAAGGGAATAGCCCTTGTTTTCTGAAACTCACTTACCGAAATATCACACCAAAAGCCACTGTTTAAAATTACAGTATCATCATAATCCGTTTGGCGACCATTAAACATTTGTTAGCCCGTCCTTTTCATTCGGATTAGGTGGGCAGGAGCGTAACTTTTCAATGATTAAATCAAAATTGATAGCCTCATTTTCAAAGCTAAGTCCTGCCACTGGGGGAATTCTTTTATCTTTTTTTCTAAGGGCATTTAATCGCATTACGCAACGTTCAATCATTGTTTTAACCCCAATTTTAGGATTAAGCTGAAAGGCTTTATTGCATAGCTGAATTGCCAATATTAAGCGTTCATAATCAATCACACCCGAGGCATTAACTATCCCTTTGTTTCGGTTACGCAATAATAATTCCGCCGCCATTTTTAGCCATTTTGCGGTAACCACTTCATGCAAATTCCACTGGGTCGCCACGTTTTGCAAAGTCTGGCTAAAATATGGTTCAACGGATAAGCCCACTGCGGCGGTTTTGTCTGCCCATTTGTAAATCTGATCAGCCACAAAGGTAGGCAAATTTGACGAAAAGCGATCAGGCATTGCTTGATTTTGTTCAATCGCCTGTTCTGCCAGTGCCAATGCACGATCAAAATCGCCCACATCAAAAAGATAAATAATGCAGTAAATGAAATAATCATTTTGATAAACCTGTTTATCTGCTAAATATTGTTCAACAAAAGGTAGCCACTTCGGTAGAAATTCTTGCCGTTTAACCTCTTTGCGTTGTTCAAAAGTCGGTAATGCACGAATACGATTTACATCATTCTGCAAGGCAATTAACAAGGTTTCATACTCGCCACTTTGTTGCTGAATAATTTGGACTTGTTCCGCTTGGCTTGCCTTATTGATTTGCTCTACTTGCTCTAATGCTTTCATTCTGGCTTGAAATTCACGCATTACCATACCTTTTCCCCTTATTCGCTATCGCCAAGTTCCACTTTGCTATGATCAATGGCGGTCATTAAGCCAAGATCTTCAACTACATAGCCCTCTTGACGATAGTAAGAATTGCGAATACCTTTGCGGTCTTCATCGTTATAAATGGCTCGGCGTACGCTTTCCCCTTGGGTATAAATACTCAAGTTGCTAAGTGTCGTTACTACCGCACCTTTAGCTGGGAAATTCGGCGGAATAATGGCTTGCATACCGCCAAAGCTACCCATTAAATTATGCGAACCTAACGCCGCTTTTTCCGTTGGGGTTAAGCCATGTTGTTTTTGGATAAGTTTGGTTTCTTTACCCACTAAATCCGCTCCCACTAAGAACACCAAATCATTACGATCACGATGTCTTAAATCTAAGCCTTGTTTTAAGTCAAAGGCGAGATCATCTAAATTGACGTAGTCAGCCCCAGCACCAAAAATTTTAATTTTGCCTGTTTCTTTTCCTTGTGTAAGGAAGTTTGCCGCTCGTTGTTCGGCGAGGAGTTTTAACCAGCCTTTGTTTACATCAGATAAATCGGCTTTTGTGGTATTAGCCGCAACACTTTGCCCATGCCAGCCAATTTGCAACATATCCAAAGCAATTTGGGTTTGTACATATTCGCCATAACGTTCAACAAGTCTATCTTTGAAAGTGGCAAAGGTATCAAAAATTTCCCAAGGCAAAATAACGCCTGAATCGGTTTCGGATAATTCATAGCCTTGTTCTGAATGTTCTAAGGTGGCAATATAACGTCCGCTTGCTTTTCGTCCTGTAATCCCTTTTTCGGTTGCCCCTAACAATTTAGTGCCTTTTAAGTGGGAAACCGTCAACATATTAATCTGTTTTAAAAAGTCAGATTTCTTTTGAATATTTTCACCTAATTGTGCCGCTTGTGGCACAGTAAGTGAAAAACTTTGACCTCGTAAAATAGAATTTGAATCGCTGTTATATTCCTGTGCAATATCTTCAACTAATTCATAAAATAATTTGATATTTTTCATTGTTTAAAATCCTTTCAAGTTAAATCTATTGGTGTTTGTAACTGCGGGTTCGCCATTTGGTACAGCAGTTACTTCTTTGGTCATTTGGTTAAACTGTTTTTCTAAGTTTTTAACCGTTTCTATTAGCTGATTAAATTGTTCAGTCGTAACAACGCCTTTTTCTGCGGTTTGTTCGGTTTCCTGTACAGGCGTTACATCAGCTTGTTTCGCTGAAAAGGATTGATCAATCTTGCTACTTAAACCATTTACCGCCTCGATCAGCTGGTTAAATTGTTTTTCATTCATTGTTTGTTCCTCATTATTATTGTTATCGTTATTAGAGTGATTTTGAGTAAAAAAGGCTTTTAATACATTGAAAAATGAACGCTGTTCTTGATTAAGTTCTTCCTCATTTTTTAAGCCAAAATTGACTTGAAAATTTTCAGAAATAAGCGTGTTCTGTGGAATCTTAATATTAAAATTGAGTTGATCTGTGCCAACACTGGCAGGGGTATCGGTTACACCTAAACCGAAAAGATAATTTTCACCGCTATTGCGGAAATTTGGCACAATTTCTACACTGGTAAATAAATATTGCCCCTCTTTATTCCAGTTAATTAAATGTTCAGAGGGACTAATCACCGCATAAAGTTTTGTTTCGCCGTTGTCTTGGTCTTCGGCTTTTAATTCCAATACCTGCCCTAAGTTTATCCAACGTTTATGATCGGGCCACAAATTGGCGGTATAAAAATTAGGATCATAATTTTTTGCCATTTCGTGCAGTTCTTGGCTGGTAATTTGGCGACCGTCAACGCTATAGCCTGACGTGGCTACACAAATAAAATCGGTTCTTAATTTACTTTTATTCACAGTTTCAAATCCTCAAAATGGCTAAATATCAATAGAAGTGCGGTTAGTTTTACTGATATTTTTTATAAAATCATTCTCATTTATTCGGATATTTTCGGATATAAGCCAAATTTGCCCTATATCCGAAAATAGCCGAATTTATCTATAAGAAATTTGCTTGTGATATTGCCAAAATACGCCTAAACCAATTAAAAAACAGAGAAACAAGGGCGAATATGGTCGCAAAATTAAGAATAAGAAAAAGCAAGCGATATGATGACGAGATAATTTACTCGGCACGCTTTTTGTATTTAAAAAAATATACCCCTAAGGAAATAGCGAAAGAGTTAGGGCTTAATTCCGCACGTCCTATTTATTATTGGGCTGAAAAATATAACTGGCGTAATTTAATTAGCGAGGGCGGTATTGAAGAAATGATCGCCTTGCGGATATTAACTCTAACAGATAGAGAAAATAAAACCGATCAAGAAATCAAAGAATTAGAAGCCTTAATTGATAAGGATATTCAATATAAAAAGCAACGAGCAAGCCAACAAGCCAAAACTCAATCACTCACACAAGCGGATAATGGGCTTATTATTGATGAAACTGCACCAACAGAAAAGAAACGCAGTAAGAAAAGCAAAATTAAAAATGATATATCCCATATCACGCCTGAAATGGTTCAGCCCTTTATTGATTCTTTATTTGAATATCAAATTATTTGCCGTAACAATAAACATCAAGATGTCCGTAATATTTTAAAAAGTCGGCAAATAGGCGCAACTTACTATTTTGCTTTTGAAGCGTTAGAAGATGCAATTTTTAGCGGCGATAATCAAATCTTTTTATCCGCCTCTAAACGACAATCAGAAATATTTAAAAACTACATTGTTAAAATGGCTAAAGCCTATTTCAATGTGGAATTAAAAGGCAATCCTATTATTTTATCCAATGGGGCGGAGTTGCACTTTTTAGCCACAAATGCCAATACTGCACAGGGTAATAGCGGTCATGTTTATGGTGATGAATATGCGTGGATCAGAGATTTTAAACGTTTTAATGATGTAGCCAGTGCTATGGCAACACATAAAAAATGGCGAGAAACCTATTTTTCTACCCCCTCATCAAAATTTCACGAGTCTTATGGCTTTTGGTCTGGCGAAACTTGGAAAGATGCAGATCCAAAACGTAAAGAGATTGTTTTTCCACATTTTAACGAATATAGAGACGGTGGGCGATTATGTCCTGATGGGCAATGGCGATATGTGATTACCATTGAAGACGCTTTAAAAGGCGGAGCAGGTGTATTATTTGATATTGATAAACTCAAATTGCGTTATAGCAAACACACCTTTAATCAGCTTTATATGTGTGTTTGGGTTGATGATGCCAATTCTATTTTTAATGTCCAACAGTTGCTTAAATGTGCCATTAATGCCGAGAAATGGAAAGATTTTGATCGCAATTCTGCTCGCCCTTTCGGTCATCGTGAAGTTTGGGCGGGTTATGATCCTGCTCATAGTAGCGATTCTGCGAGTTTTGTCATTATTGGCGTGCCTGTTTTACCTAATGAAAAATGGCGTGTGCTAGAACGTCATCAGTGGCAAGGCTTATCTTACAAATGGCAAGCTGAACAAATTAGGAAAATCAATGAAAAATATAATATTACCTATTTAGGTATTGATACAACGGGCGTAGGTTATGGGGTTTATGAAACCATTCGGGAATTTATGCGGCGACAAGCTACCCCCATTAATTATAGCCCTGATGTTAAAACCTCAATGGTATTAAAAGTACATGATCTGGTTGAACATAACAAAATTGAATGGTCAAACGAGGAAAAGGATATTTTGGCCAGCTTTTTAATGATTAAACAAACCACAACAAGATCAGGTACCGCCACGACCTTTGTTGCGGATCGCACCGTAAAAACACAACACGCTGATGTATTTTGGGCGATTTGCAATGCCATTAACCATAAACCAATCACAGATAAACCACGTAAAAGACGTGGCTGGAGAATCTAAACAATGAAAAAACAGAAACAACAAACCGCTAAATTTTCTATTATCCCTTTTGCCGAGCATAACGAAACCGCAAGCCCAGCGTTAGATTATATGGGATTGAGTGTTGATCAGGATTATCACTGTTATTTGCCGCCAATTAATCGCTTTGCTTTGGCGAGATTACCCCAGCAAAATGCCCAACATGGCGGAATTTTACATAGTCGGGCGAATATGGTAAGTGCCAGTTATCAAGGTTCATCATTATTAAGCCGTATTGATATGCGGGCATTATGCTTGAACTTAATCCAATTTGGCGATGTGGCTTTATTAAAAATCCGTAATGGTTTCGGTAAAGTGGTTCGTTTACACGTGCTATCTAGCTTATATCTGCGTGTGAAAAAAGACGGTAGTTACAGCTATTTAATGAAAAAATCCCTTTATGACACCGTAAATAATGATATTTATCATTATTCCCCAGAAGATATTATTTTTATAAAGATGTACGACCCTTGGCAACAGGTTTATGGCTCGCCTGATTATGTAGGCGGTCTTCAATCAGCTTTACTAAATTCTGATGCAACAAGATTTAGACGGCGTTATTTTAGTAATGGGGCACACATGGGCTTTATTTTATATTCTACTGATCCTGAATTAAGTGAGGAAATGGAAGAAGAAATTGCCGCCAAAATTACAAGCTCAAAAGGGGTAGGGAATTTCCGTTCTATGTTTGTAAATATCCCTAATGGACACCCTGACGGCTTAAAAATTATTCCCATTGGCGATACAGGCACTAAAGATGAATTTGCTAATATTAAAAATATTTCTGCTCAAGATGTTTTGACTGCACACCGTTTTCCGCCAGGGCTAGGGGGAATTATCCCCAATAATACAGGTGGATTAGGTGATCCACTCAAATATAGGGAAGTTTATCATCAGGACGAAGTACAACCCTTACAAGAAATTATAGCGGAAACTATCAATCATAATTTAGGTTATGAATTAATCAAGTTTAAACAAAATTTCATCACTAAAAAGGAGTAAAAACAGTGTATAAAAAAACAGTTATTATGCTATAATTCTTAAACCTTAATTTTGTTTGGGATTGTTAAAATGGCAAGGACGACAAATATTTATTGTAAAATCTGTGGTAGTAAATCGGTAGTAACACGCACTGAAAGAATGACCAGTGATTATAGCCGATTATATTGTTCTTGCCGTAATCCTGATTGCCGTCATAAATTCGTGATGAATTTAGAATTTAGTCATAGTACAAGCACTTCTCAACTTACCAAAGATCAATTATTTTCCTACCTGATTAAAAATTTAAGTGTGAATGATAAAAAAGACCTGAAAAAGCTACTTGATGAATAAATTTTTTTGAGAAAAGTAAAAATAATTGTTGATTTTATTATAGTATATAATATAATAACAACCATCTAGCAAGGGGCTAGATACAAGAAACCCCGACTTGTAGAAATCGGGGAAACCTGGAGTAGGTAAGATGACTTTAACTCACAAAATCATCATTATCTTAATCCTGTTAATAGTAAGCCAGCCAGCTTACTAGGATTAAACCAAGGGGGCGAAGCACCGCCCCTGCGGTTCTCCAAATACTATAACGAATAACACATTAAAAAGTCAAGGGGAAATAATATGGCAAACGCAATGACCGAACACAGTAAAAAATTAAGAGCTAAAACCGCCAATGAATACAATAAAAAAATGCGTGAACAAGGTAAAATTCGTACCATTTTATTAAGATTAGACAGCAATTTAGCGGATAGACTAGATAATGTGTTAAATGAATTAGGCGAAAGCCGACCAACAGGCATTAAAGCCTTGCTTGATTTCTATGATAAGCATAAATAATAATGGGGCGATTGCCCCATTATTTAATCCTATTTTTTGCTAATTCAAAATAATATTGATTTATTTCAAAACCAACACAGTCAAATCCAAGCATTTTGCAAGCCACTAAACTACTTCCACTGCCAACATGGGTATCTAATATAAGCTGGCCAGCTTTAGCATATTTTTGTAATAGCCATAAATAGAGATTAACAGGCTTTTGGGTAGGGTGAATGCGTTTTTCATTCAACTTTTTATTTCCTTGTTGAATATGACCTTCTTCAATGCTTTTCCCTTGCATCATTCCATTCCACATATAGCGAAATTGTCTTACACTATTGTGTAAACTGCAGTATGCGATTTCGCAATCACTGAATGAGCTTTTACCATTGACTTTATCCCATACAATTCGGCCAGAACCAAAATTGTAATTGTTAAAATAATTAACACCCCAGATTATTTGATGTTTACTCACCCGAAATAATTCATCAAAATATTCAACAGTAGGTAAATCCCAAGTACCTGTTTCAGCATATAATCGCTGAACGCCAATAGAGCTTGCTTTATTGCCATAATAGTTTCTTTTTTCTGGCCCACTAAAATAAGGTGGGTCAACGATAGCTAAATCAAAGAATTTATCAGGATATTTTTTCAGTCCTTGTAAGCAATCTTCATTTCTAAAATCAATCACTGAATCCCCCTAATTTATAAACCATTCAAAGCCTCAACATAACCCTTTGCTTGGCGAATATTGATATAGCTTGTCATCATATCGCCACGGTTTTCTATTGGTGCAAACATAACTAACATTTGCCCTTTACTATTGCCCTTGGTTTCTAAGCCTGTTTCATTATGGATAAAGGCAACACGTCCCCCTGTAATAAATACAATTCGAGTGGCATATTGGGTACAAAGCTCAAACCATTTTGTAGAGTTATCAACATTAAGTAACATAACAACCGTTTTTCCCTTGCTTTGTTCCTCGATAGCTTTCTCAATAAAAGGCAATGGGTTTGAATAAGGGGGATTGCACCAGCAATACTTACCATTCCAGGCTGTTTTTAACGTATCTTGTTCAGGGGTAATAAAGTTATTAGGCACTTTGGTGTTATATTCCAATGCACAAACATCAAGATCAAATTTTTCATCACATAAATATTTTTCTGCAAAATGGAATAGCCACCAAGGTGTAGCCCAAAGATCTTTATCTTCCTTTTTGGTATTAGATTTATTTATTGCCATTATCGCCACCAATTAAGTCAAAAAAGCGTTGGGAGTAGCCATTTATTGTATGGCTATAGTTATAATGGCTTGCTACACTGATAGGAACAGCGATTGAGCTATAATAATCAAAAGAATTAATAACCTCTTGACTAGATTTAAAACGCCCATTTTGCAATAACTCAATAATTTCTAATTTAGTAATATAATCTTTCGCTAATTTTATGGTTTTAATATAAGACTCAAGGGGCATAGAAAGATGAATATCAAAATCCGCAAGAATCTTTTTTAAAATTTGTTGTTCTAATTGAGCAAAGTAACGTTTGATATAGGATTGATTTTTTAGTGGGGTGCAAATATTACCAATAATCGCTTGTGGTGAATCATATAATAGTCCTACTAGTTGAAATTCTTCGTTATAGCCCATCTGGGCTAAAGCCTTAGATACCGCAACAGAATGATCCGTAGAAAATCTTCCGTTACCATTAAATCTTCGGATTGATGATAACTGTTGTGAGATATAGCCAATACTTAATTTATAGCTTGTCGGATCGTTAAAATCAAAACATTGTCCGTTTGCTAAAGCAATTTTATTCATAGTGTTATCCTCTCTAACTCACTAAATGACGTAATTTTTTTAAATAATCAGGTTCATCAGCAAAATGTAGTTGTGCTGTGTCGTTGGTGTTGATAATGACTTCGCCATTTTTTATGTCTATACGTTGATAATTATTTAAAATCAGCTTTTTATTGCTTATTAAATAATCTATTTGATAGTCATTTAATGGCAAACGAATAGGAATTAATGCTTTTTGTATTTTATCTTTCAGATCCTCCCGTGATTTTTCGGTTACAGTTACTGACACAAGTCCAAGGCGACCGTTGGTCGCTGTTTGTGCGGTGCTTTGCACCGCATTAGTTTGATTGTCTGACTTCGGTTTTCTCTTAATAACCCATTTTTTGAGCCTTGTTTTAATAAACTCAAAGGCTTTTTGGGCTAATTGTATGCCGTCAATCTTTTTCCGTTTCTCGCCGTATTGATTTGGTTCTTCCTCGCTATAATGTAATTTAACAGGTTGATCCGCTCGTTTTGCCAATGCACCGCCTTGCCGTTTTAAATAAGAGGCATAGCAACCCAAATCGGCACAGATTCGCATTTCTTCAATGATGTCATCATCACATTGCCCAGCCACTAAACGGCGTAATTCACGCCATACCGAAATTGAGGCACCTCCATAAAACTGGAATTGACGAATACCCCAAAGGCTAGACCAGCCTTTGGCTCGCATAGCATTTTCTTTTAAAGGTAAATCAGGATTTTCATCAGAAACTTCATCATCTAAGGCGAAACCGTCCATATTTTTTGAAATGTATTTAGCAACATAAGCGGTAGCAGAGCCTTTACTTTTATCGCATTCTTCCACTTTAAAACGGTGTTTCTTCGCTCCCTTTTCGTTACCGTCCATTTCTAAGGCTTTTGCTTTAAATAGGCGAATAACTTCATCTTTATCTTCAAGTGGCACATAAAACAATAAATGCCAATGGGGTGTGCCGTCATGGTGCGGTTCAGCTACACGCATACCATAGGCTTTAATTTTGCGTTTACTTAATAACGCACGATATTGTTTCCATACTTGGTTTAAATAGGCTTGGGTTTCTTTGGGGCTTGCACCATTCCACTTAGGATTATTTTCCCCATTATGTAACGTTGCGTGATAGGCAGAGGGGGCAGTTAGCGTTATAAATAATCCTTTATGACCGCTTTCGTCCGCCCATTTTTCTATGCCGTCTAATCTTGTCATCATTTCTATACGGCGTATAGCAGGATTGCTTGATGAACGTAAATACATATTCAGCAATTCCGCTTGTTCATCAGGATTATCAATATTTTCAACAATCATTGTTTTTAAGAAATTGAGATTTTTCTTAAGCTGATAACGATAATCTCTTAGTCCGTTATGGGAAATATACATACTGGTTTGCTTTCTTACTTCGCCGCAAGCAATGGAAATATGTTCAACCATTTGCTTTTGCACTTTTCGCATTGTGCGAAACCAATATTTTTCACAAGCGACTTTGCTTAAAGCAATATCAATAAGTTCCCCTTTAATTTTTTTGTTGGCACAATACTTTGCCCAGTGCGGAATAGGAAAGCCTATCATTTCACAGGCTCGCCCACATTTGGCATAAATATTTAAGGTAATCTCTGCTAATTCTGCCGAGCTAAAACTGCGGTCTTGGCTAGCTAATTGTGTAATAAAATCATATTGTTGCTTGCTTAATAACATTGCTATTTGATAGGCAATTTCCTTTAGTTTGCTTTCTGTTATCAGATAAAAAGGTAGGCTCGCTTTTTGGCGTTCAACCTTGAAATAATGTTGAACATAGCTAGGGATTTTCTCTAATTCTTGCTTGAGCAAGGTATATTCTTCCCTTGTTGGTACTGTGACTAAATTAAGCTGATATTTTGCTTCTAAGTTAATATCCTGTACCCAGTTAGGTTCAGTGTTAAAGGATTGCAAAAAGGACACATTACATTTGTATTGTTCCAAGACCTTACGCAAACGATAGCCCAAAATATCCCGCAAGAAAGCATTTGCTCGCTTGGTTTGTAAATTGCCGCAAGCAAAGGCGATACTGCCGTCATCAGCCACAGAATGATATTCTTTTAAATAGAGCTTTCTAAAATGCTCCCGTTGGCGTTGTCTTGGTAATTGTTTTAATAAATTCTCGACAAATTGATAATGATCAGGAACAGTAGCAAATAATTCTAACTGGCATACCGTTTTGGCGGATTGAGGTAAAGGGCGGTCTGTTTTTGCGTTATATTTTTTATGCTGATTTTGCGAGTTTTGATAAACAGGCATAATCTCGTCTTCCCATTTTGCGAGTGGGATAGAACCTTGAGAACTGACAAAACAAGAAGACGATAGCATAATGAAGACAATTAATAAGATTGGCTACGACAAATCACATCACGAATTTCCGCCAAAATGGCTTGTTGTACCTTTTTGCAATCTTGCAAACTCAATACATCTTCTTGGCTTAATTCGCATTGTTCTAAATACTGGATAACGCTTTCAAAATTCGGGCAATGTTGCTTAGTTTGGATTTCATATTGCCCATTTTGATTAAGCATAAGTTGATTAACCATAAAGCCACGATCACTAACAGCAATTTGATAACGATGAGAAAGCTCAATAATATGTTGTTCGTTCATAATAAATCCTTAATGTACTGGGCTTGGTGTTGAACTTGTGGCTAAACGAATAAGCCAAGCTAAACTTTGATATTGTTCTCGGCATTGTTTCGCCTTTTGCAAATATAAGTCTTTTTCTGCAGGGCGTTTTTTAGCTAAGGCTAAATTGACATTATGCGTATCTAACCAAAGTAACATTGCCTCGCGGCATAATTTCACATTGATATGTTTTGGGTTAAGGTAAAAGTTATTCATAAGATACCTCGGCGTTATAGTTAGGATCAGTTTTATAAAAATCACTTGTTGACATTGTTTGGGGAAAAGCATTAACAATATTTCTAATTAGGCGTACCGCATAAGCAATTTTGCCTTGTCCTTTAGGGCTATAATGGCTTAATTGATAGCCTGTTAAATGGGGTTCTCTTAAATCTTCGGCAGGAAGAATATTAGCTAGCACAATAATGATTTGCTTTTCTTTAAGGGGTAAACCATTAAAGGCACGTTCAACGGCGTAACGGCTTTTATTCAATAAATTCCATTGGCGAGCAAACCATAGTTCTTTTTCTTGTTCCGTCATATCTTCCCCCTTTAAACAGGATTATTTGTTGTCAATGCTTGAGCTTTTGCGGTATGCTTTATAGCAAAGTCGCCCAATTTCACTATTTAATTGCAGGAGTTTTTCACATGGCGGACGTTCAGAACCCAGAATTGTTGCAACAGCTTCAAGTGCAGATAGCTCAACTTCAGGCAAATCAGATAATGCAAGAGAAAGTAATTTCTGTTTTACTTCGTTTACTCGCTCAACAGCCCGATTATCTTGATCAGATAGAGGCTGACTTTTTTGAGCTTGTTGGCGAAGTCGCTGAAAAGTCACCGCCAGCGAGCGATGAGCTTGAACGTTATCTTGTTCGGTTGTTGAACAAATCCCTTGATGATATTCATCAACAAAAATAATTAAGCCTTTTTGTAGTTTCATAATTTTTCCTTACATTAAAAATTTGCTAAAATTGACCGCACTTTGATGTGCGGTTTATTGTTGTGCTAATGCCTCTTTCATTAAGGCAATCATATTGATATAGATTTTTCCTTTACCTGATGGGCGATTTCTAATGGGTAAAACACCTTTTCCCACAAGTCTTCTAACAGCTTTTGCATCTACACCGTTGCGACGGGCAAATTCTTCTACAGGTAAAAACGGCATATCCACTTGGATAATGATGGGCTGATTCATTTCTTCCTCCTTTCTCGTGTATCAATCGCTTCTTCAATCAACTTGGCACACATTTGCGACATATTTCTGCCGTCTTTAATGGCATATTTTTTAATAATGTCGTAGTAACGACGTGGGACATGAGTTTGTAGTCTTACCCTTTTAATCATTGAATCTTCTGTATTTTTATCCATATATAAAAATCCCCTTTGTTATGTTATAGTCTCTACAGACTTTAAATAGAGTATCGATAGAGGTTCATTTGAGAGTTTTAATATATAACTCTCATTTGAGGGTGTCAATATATTATTTTCTCTCATTTTTATGATTAAAGAATTTTTAGGCGGAAAAGAAGTTATAGATAGACTTCAAAAAGCATACGGTTTTTCAAAAAGAAAAGAGTTTGGGGATTACTTAGGAATTCCATCAAATACCTTTAGTACTTGGGTTAAACGCAATCATTTCCCTGCTGATCTTGTTGCAAAATGTGCAATAGAAACAGGAGCAAGATTGCAATATTTGGCATACGGCGAAGAGCCGATTTTTGACAATTTAGCGGACTTGAAATATTTTCATACAATTAAATTAGATAACGGAAAATCTTTCATAATGGATAATAAGCCATTCTTATTAAACTATTTTCCTTATCTAAACAGCCGAGAAGATTTTGATAAGATTTTCTGTGTGATTGAAGATAAACACACCTATTTTTGTATTAATGAATTTGATTTAGTTGACGGCGAATATTTCGTTGTTGTTGAAAATTCCCACCTTATCCGCTACATCACTGTATTACCACAAGGCAAAATTCGTGTAGATGGCGGCAAATTTTCCTTTGAGGCGAATGTTGATGATGTGCAAATAGCTGGGCGTGTTATTTTGAAAATGGAGAAGTCTTGATGAAAAAAATCACAGTATTCGCATTTATACTGTTGGCATTTGCCCAAGTATCTGTTGCAAATAGTATTGATAACCAATGCAAAATAGCAAAAGGCATATCATCAGAGGGAGAATCTTTATTATCAGAACTATTAGCCCCCTTTGATAATGTACAAACAGCCGATCCTAAACAATTATCAGATAGAAAAGTAAAACTTTTTAATCCTAAATACACTAAATTCAAACAAAAATACCCAATCAAAACGCCAATTCCTTTTGATCAAGAACTACTAGAAGAGGCAAATAATGTTAAGGTAGGGATTGGTGTTATTGCAAATTATTTTGTTCGTATCGCAAAAGCTCCAACTAAGAAAGAAAAAGAAAGGCTATTAAATGAATTAAAGGGTAGTTGGCTAAAATCTTTTTCAAATCTAAATGAAATGATAAAAGAGCAATGTAAATAATTTCTATCTAAAACCTAACCATAAGGAAAATATCAAATGGCTTATAAATACAAAATGGTTCAAGTACCACCCAATATTATTGCTGATCGTAGAAACATTAAAACTGCGGCGGCAGATTATTTAGAAACTTTAGTTAATAAATATGCTGAACAAGGTTGGGAATTTTACCGAATAGATCAGTTTTCTACAGAGGAAAAAAAAGGTTGTTTATCTGGTGGAAAAATGACTATGGCTTTTTATAATGTTGTTACGTTCAGAAAAGAAGTTTAATCGTGTTAGTTAAACTAAGCATAAAATTTATTAAATTATACCAACGATTAGCCCCCACGAAAATTCGTGAGGGCTGTCGTTTTGAGCCGACTTGCTCAAATTACGCTATTTTAGCTTTAACTAAATATGGTTTTATTAAAGGTTGGAAAATGGCAATCAACCGATTAAAACGCTGTAAATATCCTAATGGTGGTGAGGATTATCCTTAATGAAAAAGTATATTATTGGTGCTGTAATAATCAGTGTTTTCCTTATTATCATTGATGTTTTATTAAATATTTATTTTCCTAGTTTATCTAATTTTATTACTAATTGGGTTATGGCTATAGGAACTGTTTTTTTGGTTTGGATTGCATATAATACTTCTGATTCATGGGTAAAACAGAGTAAACCCAATGTAATATTAGGTATAAAGAAAGAGTTTGATGATCTATTATCTAAATTTATTAGATTCGATGAATATGTTCATAAAGAAGATAAATATAGTAGCTTTTTCTTAAAAGTAGGGGAACCTGAGGACAATCTGAGACCTTCAATTGCACCAGAAATTAATTATGTAAAGGATATGCATAATAAGTTTCTTTTAGGAATTGAAAATAATTTTAATAATTTTTTATATTTATTAAAAACACATAGAGATTATTTTTCTAAAAATAATGAATTTGATAATTCTATTTTTTCTTTAGCTAAAGAATTTAATGATTTTAAGGATATATATAATAAAGAAGAAATTGACAAAAAATTTAGAGAATATTATGAAAAATGCAAAGATAATATTTTATACAGCATGCGTAGTATTCCCGTTGAGATATTTTTACTTGAGAATGGATATTACTCTGAAACTGCAAAAAACTCAAGGTTTTATAGATATATAATTAAAAATGATAAGAATAAGCTAGAAGTTATTAATAATAAAGCATATTTTGTTTTTTATAATGAAAATGATGAACCATTTAATATGGAGGTTTCTTTATGTTTATATAAAAAAATAATTAAAGATTATATTGATAAATTTCAAGAGGAAGTAGATAAAGTGATCTCTCATAGCATATAGAAATTAATATGGCAGTCCGCAAAGATAACACCAAAAATGGCAAATGGTTAGCTGAATTTTATAAAAACGGTAAACGTGTTCGCAAATGGTTCTTAACCAAAGGCGAGGCATTACGCTTTTATAATGAAAACCAAGCACCAGTAGATAACTATTCAACTATTATTTCAAATATTACTGGCAAAGAATTTCAACAAGAGTCGCCAGCATTAAGCTATTTTGTTCAAGAGTGGTACGAATTACATGGGCAAACCTTATCTGATGGTGAGGCACGATTAGCTAAATTAGAAAATCTATGCAAAAACTTAGGCGATCCGCCTGCTAATAAATTTACTACGGAAGACTTTGCCGAATATCGTAAATTACGACTTGCTGGCAAGTTTTCCGCTAATCCAAAACGCCCTCCTAAAGAGGCTACAGTTAATCGTGAACATTCCTATCTGCGTGCGGTATTTAACGAATTAAAATATCTGGGTAAATGGACGGGTGAAAACCCTTTACAAGGTATTAGACAATTTAAAGAAACAGAAACCGAACTCGCTTTTTTATATTCTGATGATATAAAGCGATTGTTAGAGGAATGCGACAACTCAAGAAACCCTGATTTAGGCTTAATCACTCGTATTTGCCTTGCCACTGGGGCAAGGTGGAGCGAGGCGGAACAATTACGCCAATCGCAAATAATGCCTTATAAAATCACTTATACCAACACAAAATCTAAGAAAAATAGAACAATCCCTATTAGCAAAGAGCTTTACGACCTTTTGCCGAAAAAAAGAGGGCGTTTATTTAATGATGCTTATGAATCTTTTGAAAATGCAATTAAACGGGCAAATATTGACTTACCCAAAGGACAATTAACCCACGTCTTACGCCATACCTTTGCAAGCCATTTTATGATGAACGGGGGAAATATTTTGGTGTTGAAAGATATTCTAGGACATTCCACTATTGAAATGACTATGCGATATGCTCACTTCGCCCCATCACATTTAGAAACCGCTGTAACACTAAACCCACTAAATAACCTAGATGACGACTAAAAAAGGGATTTAATCCCTTGTACTTTAACCGCAAATTCAGGTGGCTGTTATTCTTTCTATTCGTCTTTATTAGTCCAAGATTGTCTATTAAATTTCTTTAAATAACAATAACTAATTGATTTATAACTTGTTATTTTAGGATTTAAAATCCCTCGGCTTTCGAGCTGTGGCGGTTCAAGTCCGCCCTCGGGCACCATCTATACGCACATCATAAAGCGTATCAATAGAGCTACTTATTTAGCTTTATGGTACCCAAGCCTAAACAAGAATTTTAATCATATTAAAATCCGTGACTTTACTAAAGTAGTTATTATATAGTTATCTTGTAGGACAAATTTTCGATTAATTTTTATAGCGAGAATTTGTTATGCAAAATCAAATAAATCCTTTCATTGTTACTGTTATGTCCACAAAAGGTGGCGTAACTAAATCAACTAATGTTGCAAATATCGGGGCATTTTGTGCAGATCATGGTATCAAAACCCTGATGATAGATACTGATACTCAACCCACTATTTCATCTTATTATCATATTGCTGAACAATCTAATTTTGGTATAGTCCTTTCAATTTAA